AAGCCAATCACGGCTACCTATTCGTTTTCCTATGAAGGGCGAATTTTGATACTACAATTATAACAAATAATTTATTTAATTACCATAAACTTTTTCATGTAATTGTCTTACTTGTTCTACAGCATTTCTATGTTCTGGATGTCCAGCATCATGGTAAGGGTGTTTTGCATCAGCATATATCTTTTGAATATCTCCTTTAGCATCTATTGGTGAAACAGCTAATTTATTATTTTGTGTATTTTTAGCCATTTCTTCCGTTATATCCTCACCTAAACGTGCAAATAATTTAACAACTGCTGGATGATTACCTGCTTCAGTATCTAAAAGTTCCATCATTTCATTATCTGCATATACATTCATTGCCCGTCTTGCGGCTCTAACTTTATTATCATAGTCATAACCCCATTCTTTATGCAATGATTCTTCTGTATTTTTCTTACCTAAAGCCATTTCTGATTCTCTTTTTTGATTTTGAAAATCTACTGTTTTAACTTGAAAATCCATTAATGCTTTAGCTTGGTTATTACTTAACCCAATTTGGTGGGCAACATTCTTAAATTGATTAACTTGTTCTTCATTAAAAAATTGAGAATGTGTTTCAGGAATATCTAAACTATAATTTGCAGAAGCCGCAGGTCTACCTAACTTTGTATATAATTCACTCCATTCTTCTTCTGTTTTTGGTATAGGTACTCTACTCCCTATCATTTTTTGCTGGTGAATTAGTGTATTAGCCGCAGATTCTAAATCTTTAATATTTTGAATTGTTGGATTATTTTGCAATTCATCAGTTAAAGATGATCTCCAGTCTTGATTTTCACTAGCACCAGACCCAAGTATAGGTGTTTCCTGTACTGGGTTGTCTTGTACTGTGGTCGTTTGCTCATCAGCCATTTTTATCCTCCTTTAAAAGATTGATTATTCTGATAATTACCGATCTTTGACCTTCTCGGTATGAAGTTTCATGTGGATCACTTTTTGTAAATGATCCTCTATGATAATAAGCTGATTTTAAATCAGCTATTACTCTTTCTCCTTCTTTAGAGCTAAAAGTAATTCCGTAATCTCTTTTTAAACTTTTAATTTGTTTTTCAAAATCAGGTGATGCCATTTTGTAATCTATACTTTCTATCCCAAATCTCTTTTTGTGTCAAACCTACTTCATCTTCTTTTCGTTTATTTCGAGGATCAATCTTATTGACATCTATCATTTCAACTAGAGCATACCTACATACTTTAGGAGTTATTTTTCTCCAAGGCCCTGTTGCACCCCATTGAAAATGTAATAAATAACGTGGCTCATCATAGATTTCCATTCTTGAAATATCGAAATCATCTAAAACTCCAGCAAAACTTTCGTTGGGTTTATGGTCGTTCCAATCCATTATTGAAGTGATCCATTAGAACTACCAGGATCAAAGGGTGGTTTTACAACTGCGATTGTACCTAATAAATGTCTTAATTCTTCACGAAGTTCAGCATCTGTTTTTCTTCCAGTAACATCTTCAATTTTAGTAATAGTTTGATAACCTGATCTATCTAATAAACTATTTACTGCACCAAGTTGAACCGAAGGTGATATTTTAGGATTTGAAATTAATTCTTTTAATTTATCTACTGCTAAAGGAACATGACTACTCATTAATTTTTTAGTAGCTTCATCTATTTCATTGCTTAATTGTCTTTTAAGATTATGACCTTGTTGTTCTGCTGTTGCTTCTGAATAACCTGCTTTGATTGCAGATTGTTTTGCATTACCTGTTTGTGCAAAATTTTCAATAAATGCTTCTTGTTTTTCTGTTAATGATTTCATTATACTAATCCTTGTTGTTCAGCTTGTGCCATTGCTTCTTCCATACCTTCTTTAGTTTCAGGTTTAGACATTTCTGTCATAGCTTTACCTTGTGATAATGCAGTATCAGCTTGTTGTTGTGCCATTGCTTGTTCTTGTGCTTGTTGTTGTGCTGCTGCTCTTTGTTCTCTTATTTCTGCTACTTCATCTTCACCACGTAAAACTGTTTTAGGAACTCCTAACAATGTTGCTCTCATTCTAATAGCTTGTTCGTGATCTATAACATCCATAACAGTAGGATCAATTTGAACTACTTGCATTGCTAATTGATATAATCTTTCAACTGCAATAGCTTCTTCCATTCTTTGAGAACGTGCTAAAGGCCCAACATATTCTATATCCATATTCATATCACTCATTGCTTCTGGTCTTGGCATTAAAGCATCTGATCTCATCATAATTCCAAATACTCTTTCAATTAATGGATTTAAAAATTCAGTTTGAAATCTTCCTAATGTTGGCCCTAATAATCTTTGCATCAATTCATATCTAACTTGAACTTCTGTAGCTGTCATTTGTGGGCCTTCTTGTAATTGTAATTGATCTGAATAATATGCTTGTCTAATAGCTGTTCTTAATTGATTTTCTTTTAAATCTGTTATCTGCCAATTTGAACCAATCTGTAAAGGTTTAACTGCTGTATCACTTCTAACAACTGTAATTCCAGCAGGTGTCATTCTAACTCTACCTATTACCCCATCATCAGTAACTAATAATGGTGGATCAATAGCTTTTGCCCATGCTTTTAATCCAATCTCTACAGCTTTATTTAAAGTTTTAATATCAGGTAACGCATTATAACTAGGTGATCTCCCAAATATTTCACCTGTTGCTTTTGACCATCTTGGAACTAAATATGGAAATTCATTATACCCTCCTGTACGAACAACCATTTTATCTTCAAAACAAACATGGCAAGAATGAAATGGTAATTTAGTTTTAGACTTCATATCTACTGATCTTTCATAATCTGCTGTTGGTTCTACTGCATGAATAAAATTAAATTGAGTATCAGGTTTATCTTTAAGAGCATCTTTTATTTTTGTTCCAACATTATCTTCACCAAATTCTTGTACTGCTTGTCTAGCAGTCATTTTGTATTTTCTATAAAGTGTATCTACTCTACCTGTAGAATTTTCTTGGATAAAATATTCTGCTATGTGTAAAGTATTAAAATGTAAACCACCTTGTAAAAATCCTTCATTTGCTTCTTCAACAAATATTGCTGATGTACCAACTGAACATAAATCTAAATACATTTCGTGAACTTCTGTATTAAAATTAGATTCATTAAATACAGCATACATTCTACGTGCTGTATCTTCTAACCAGATTTGAATATCTCTAACTTTATTAGCATCATCATCTCTTAATTTTAATGAGAACCAAGGTAATGAAGGTGATGTTAATGTTCCTTGTAAACTTGCCGCTAAAAGATTATTAGCTGTGATTGCTGTTGAATCAAATAAAACTTCTGTTCTTTTTTCTCCACGAGAACGTAAAAAAGTAATTTCCGCTTTTCGTGGCATTACATAGTCTAAAATTTCTTGCCAATGAGATTCCCACGTACCTCTATCAGCTTCTAACTTATCTAATCGTTTTCTTATATAATCAAAAGTTGCCATTAATATTGCATTAATGAAGTTGCCGCAGTATTGGCTTCTTCTTCAACTCCTTGTCCACCTGTTAAAATTGTTCCACCTCTACCCTTCATTCTTAAACTTGCAGCTTTCTTTTTTTCTGCTGCTAATTCAGCTTCAGAAGTATCTACTTTTTCTTGTACTTCAGGATCAACTGGTGGTGGTGCTTGTATTTTAGGTTTTCCTCCCATATTATTCCTTTATCCATTTACATTCATTTTTCAACATACCATAAACTGCCGCATCTACAAATTCATTATTTATTTTCATGACTTTTCTTACTATACCTTCTTTTGTCCATCCTGTACCTTTTAAAATACGTTCATTTCTTTCATAACCATTTCGGCATATTGCCGTCATTCGACCACATTTTAATTGATTAAAACCATAGTCAAATACATATTTTATATGTTTTCTTGAAAATAATCTAGGTGTTTCTAATGCTAGATGAACATAAATATTATGCCCATCAAAATCTGTAAAAAGAAATCCTCCTACTATTTCATCATCTTTTATAAAACCAATATATGAAAATTTATCTTCAAGATCAGCAGTTATATAACATCTTTTTTTTAAATACTCACCGATAGGTTTACGCCATTTGTCATCTGTAACGACTTGTAACACTATCCGTATTTTTTCTTTTTCCTCATAATAGTTCCACCAAGTGAGGTTTGAGCAACATTAGCTTCTTCTTCATCTCCTACCATTGAAGTCATAATTGTTGATTTAGTTCCATGGCCAGAACCACTAGCTTTAGCTAGTTGTTGTTTTTTTGTTAAAACAATTTCTTCTTGTTTTTTTGCTATATCTGTTCCTACTTTTTGTTTAGTAGCAATAGGTTCTACAACACTAGCAGGAGCATCTCCTCCTCCAGTATAAGGATTTCCATAAGCATCTATAGTATTATCCTGCCTTCCTGCTAAATACTTCTTATAAACTTCTTCTTGTTTTGTTGTGTTTAATTTAGAAAATTCTTCTTGAGTATAACCAAGATTTTTCAATCCTAGTTCTGATGTTAAAACTTTATCTGTAAAAAACTTTCTAGTTGATCTTGAACCAGCTTTAAACACTGGTTTTAAAACAGTTCCAGCCCCTATCATTTTTAAATTTTCAATATTTGTTGCTCCTTTTTCGTGGAATAAATCCACTTTAGCTGCTGAATCATCTTTTTCTCTAGGATCAGATAATGTTCCTGGGGCTTTATAACTTTTACTTTTTTTACTACTTCCAGATTTTGTATGTGGATTGGGTCTATTAGAAGATGATTTTTTAGAGGAAGGTTTTGAAGGTGAATAATCGTGAAAATTATACGGCATTATATTTTCCCTTTACCTTGCGAAAACATTAAATTCTGAATCTGTAAATTGTTGTAATGGTTCATATATTTTTAATCTTGCTTTTCGTAAAGACATTATACAATATCTTAACGCAGAAATTAAGTCATCATTCATAGGAACGATCTTTCCATCTTTTCTATGGTGCATCCTTAACTCCTCCAACAGTTTACTTTGATTTTTAAAGATTTTCAATCTTTTTGTCTGCATCCTTACTAACATTTCCATTATTCCAGCTTCAACTGAATTACCACCTGTACCTTCTCTTAAACCTTGTTGTGGTGGATTAGTAAACCATTCAGGACACATATTAACGCCTTCCTTCTTATACTGTTCGGTTAAATTCTTACCTGAACCTTTATCAGCTTGTCTGCCGTCTTGTGGCCAAATAACTGGAATCCATTTACCTCTAGCTTTAATTGCTGATGAATGAACGGGTACTGTTTCTTGACGAATAGAATAACTATCATATACATAAGCTGTATCCACATCTCTATCCCAAGCAACCCATACACAAGCTGTAGGGTGATCCCAGCCAAAATCTATTCCGCATAGTCTAGGCCAATGACTTGGTATATCCATAATATCACATAATATTTCTTCTTCAACAATCGGAAAAACCAAACCAGAACCTAATTGTGGTATTCCTTTTTCTCTCATCTTTCTTTCGTGAGGTGGTAATGCTTGTAAAACTTGTTCTCTAATTTCTTTTGTCATATGGGGTGCATCATCCCAAGTAGCTTGTATTAATGCCTGTCCTTTTTTTAAATCATTTACAAACTGTGCTACTGTTTGTGTCATTCCTTGTTCTGGTGTAAATGTCATATAAACAATACCACCTTTATCTGCTGTTCTTGTTAATGCTTGTGTATAAATTCCTGTTGGTGGTTCTTCATCCAACCATATTACATCTACTGATTCTCCCATCCATTTCTCTTTACCCATTTCATATGCTTTAAATCCTATTCGTGAATATCCACCTGTGGTATGTTTAACAACTAACGAGTTTATAGCATTTGGTACACCTGCTTTTCTTACAGTTTCACCAATATACTTTAAAGGTATTGTACCTGTACCTTTAGCTGATGGATCGTCTGGCTGACCGACAAGTTCTTTTTGGCAAACATCCCTAGTAGTTTCATTAGAAACTCCCCCAGCCCATGCTCTTATAGGTCTGT